GGTTCTTCTACCACTGGTTCTTCTACCACTGGTTCTTCTACCACTGGTTCTTCTACCACTGGTTCTTCTACCACTGGTTCTTCTACCACTGGTTCTTCTACCACTGGTTCTTCTACCACTGGTTCTTGTGAACTAGAACAATCTGATTTTTTAGGTAAAAGTTCATCTTTTGATTTCTTCCACCCTTCTTTTGACTTAGCTTCTTCATCTTCTGATGAATTAACAATCACATAATCAAAAAACTTACCGTCTACCTCCAACGGGCCGTTTAATTTATATAACATTTTAGGATATTCTTTAAACATTTATCGTCTCCTTTATGGTCTCGTAGTCCTTGATACTTCATTCCAATTGGAACCATCCCATATATACTTGGAATGAGAAACTTGCCCTGAAGTATTTGAATAAGAGGGGTCAGCAGCTATAGGAACACAATTAAATTCAGAAGTATCAAATGCAACAGCCCATGTAACCCCTAATAGTTCTATTTCTTGCCCAGTATATTCACCATCTGAAAGTTTAAACCCGCTTCGTGCAGCTCCATTACCATTAAGTCGAATTACATTATAACCATTTGGATTAATGGTCTCGTTGTTAGCAGTAGCTGTGTAATATTGATAAGACCTGTCTACTCTGTTAGTAGCAGTTATTCCTGCAAAACTAGGCTTATCTGTTGTTTTAACTGCTTGATTTGCTCCACCGACATAGCCCCATTGAGCAGCACTAATCGTTGTAGCCCCAATATTAGATAATTGAGAAATCTCAGCATCCGTTAAGTCTTGAAGCCCTAAAGTAGGTGTAACTGCTACATCATAAGTAACATTGTCATTGAGTGCCGATATCCTCACAATCCTATCTGTATCAAAAGTGCCTAGGGTTGTTGAAGATTGTGTAACTCTAGTGTGCTCATAAAAAAGACTAGGAGAGTTCGGAGAAGTTGAATAATAAACAACGCCAGTTCCATTAACACAACTTATGCCTATTTTTTGTCCTTGTGGGACTGTAATATCTTGCGAACCTCCCTTAAATATAATGCTCATTGGTCAACTCCTATTTTTTTCTCTTTTTCTTAGTCTTCTTAGCCACTGAAAGGGCTATGGCAATTGCTTGTTTCCTTGGTTTCCCGCTTTTGACTTCTTTCTTAATATTACTAGAAATAGTCTTTTTACCATAGCCTTTTTTCAGTGGCATATCGTTACCCTACTCTAACTAGATCAAAAGTTGGGGTGGTTGCTGTCTTAATCAATAAAAATTGACCGCCTGTGTTAGTAACAGCTCCGCTTCCTACCAATGTAACCCCTGTTCCACCTGAAATAGTGGAGGTATTTGATGCATGGTTAGACGCAGCGTACTGAGGCAATGCGTCCCCTACTGCTAAATCTGGTAACTCCGCGTCAATAAGAGCAGCAGTAGCAGATGTCATAGTAACAGCTCCGCCAGAAGCATCTTGATACAATACTTGGTCTCTATGTTGAACAGCAGTTACAGTTCCAGAATCAGCAATTGTATTTCGAACAACACTAATAGCTGAGATACTTTCACCAGCGTTTGCTGGACTAGCAACTTGTGAAGTTACTTCACGTGAGTTAGTCGGTGCCGAGCCAGTTTTGTAATAAACTTTTTCTGCTCCCGCATCGATTCTAACTTTTGATACTGAACTTCCAGGGGTAAGTACAACCTCTTGTGCATTAACTGAAGAACTATATTCAAAAGTCGGTGCCATATTTGTGAGATCATAATAGTAATAAACTTTCGCAGTTCCTTCTGTAAAGATAGCAATCTTATCAGATACGCTAACTTCAACTGAACCATTTGGATAAACGATACTTGAAGTTATTTTTAATTTTCTCCTTTGTTTTAATTATTAAGAGGGACCATTAAGGCCCCTCTTTTTATTACTGAGTTTCTATTAAGACTGACCAAACAACATGATTCCTGCCATTTCAGGGTTACACATTGTCACACCATAGAATGTATCAATACGATACTTAGTCTTCATAGTGTTGATATCATATTGTTTCTGCATTACAAGTTCAAAACCTTGATCTGTAGAAGCTCTCATGACATCTGCTCCTGCATTAACTGGCACAGCATAACGACCCGGTAAAATTTCGATTGAATCTTTAGTCCAAAAAGGATTAACAGAAGCAGTTGTAGTATTCAAAAATGTAATAGCTGCGCCGTTAGCCGGAGTAGCATTAACATTTTGATACTGAGCTTCTGCGTCAGTGCTTCCACCATTTGAAATTATTGGAGGGCTTATTTGAACAGTTCCTGTACCACCTGCGCCTGAAACAATAGCAGTGATTCGGAAAGTTTTAAGTTGACCTGTAGATTGCTTAGTAATGTGATGAACAGCATTAACACCTGCAATTGTAAAACAATCACCAACTGCAACAGTTCCACCACCTACAGTAATTGCAAGGTTTTGATAACGGTTATCAACGTTTGATGTTTCGCCAGTTGCAGCAGTTGAAACAGCAGCAGGAGTGTAATATTGACTAGCTCCGTTAATTGTAACACTAGTTCCAGCAGCAGCAGTCAATTGATTAGCGTAATCAAGTTTAAAAGGCATGAAACTGCCTGTGTCCTTTGGAATAATTGCGCGCTCATATGCGTTTTGAACTGGTCCACTTACCCAATCACGAGCAGCTAAGTTATTAGCCATACCGTTGTAATCACGAGTTGATAATGCGATATAACGATCAATTTGATTTACGCCTTGCTCGTTCATGATTGCTTCAGCTTGTGCAATATCAGCTACACCAGTTGCAGCAGAAGTACGCTTAACAACCAAAGAACCTTGATTAGCAGCTACATTCATACATGAAACATTGATATCAGAAGCTAATTTTTGTTTAGCAGCGTTACCAAGTCGTCCCTCTTGAAGAGCATCGTTTAAATCATTTGATGACATTACCCATGGAACTGATTTACTAATATTGATTTGAGCAGGAACAGAAAGCTGTGTGCTGTCACCAAAATTAGATGTTTGATCGGTTCCGTCGAACGACTGAGCAATATAAGGCATTGGTCGCCAAATTGTATTGTTAGATCGTTCCATTGATGAAGCGTCTGTTTTATAAACATTGATATTACGTGAAAGAACTAAAGCATCTTGAAAACCTTCTAAAATGTTCTCAAATGCTACTCTTTCTTCTTTTGAAAATGCGTTAGCCATTTTGAAATTCTCCTATTTCTTATTTTTCAACTGATTTTTATACTGCATGACCTTACTAAAGTCACCAGTCTTAGCTGCTTCGTCCCGTAACTTTTCAAGAGTTGAATCTACAGCATTAGCACTTCCAGACGAGCTTCGTATTTTCTTTTCAGGGTTGCTTACTGGTCTTTTTTTACTAGCTACTTTCAATTGCGTCTCCAACTTAGATACGGCAAAAGCAAATTTCACCGGTTGTTTTATTTCTGATAATTCTTTAAGTTTTTTCGGGTTTTTACCCAGTGCGTACATCAAAAGAGCCGGGTTATCTGCACCTTCAACAATCATACCTTGTTGGGTTTGTGATAGTGAATCCTGCGCTACAAACTCTGCTTCTTCATAATCTACGACTTTTAGCTTCTTTTTTGCTTCGTTGTATGTATTCAAACGTTCTTGCCACTGTTGCTCCTGAGCTTTTTGCTCTTCTTGAACTTTAGCGTTCTGCTTGTCAACTTCAACTTTTCTCTCGTACCATTTTTGAAGCTCTGTATCATAACGATCACTGTCATAATCCAAATCTTCCAAGGTCGGTTTCTTACCAAGCTCAACAGGAACATTCGCTGTAGTGCTTTCTATTTTTTCTTGAAACTCTCGTGTTTGTTTTTTAAGCTCACGGATTTGCTTTTCTTTGTCTCGGATTACCTTTCGTAAATGCTTCGGCAATCCTTGCTCTTCTGAGGCTGGTGACTCCTCATCGCCAATTGTTACAGTAACTTCTGAATCATCATTGTCACTGTCTTCATCAGCTTCGCTATCTTCTGAATCATCAACTTCTTCTTCTTCAGACCCTTCAAGGTTTTCTGCATCTTCGTCTTGATCGTCGAGATGGTCTGCCTCAATTTGGTCTTCAGTTTCAACTTCTAATTCTTCCAATTGCTTTTCTACCTTATTATCCATATTAATACCTCTTTTACTCGGGTGTCAAACTACCCGGAAATTTTATTGCTCACTAGTAAACTGCCCTAACGCTTTAGCTGCGTCGATAGCTGCTAGTTGATCCTCTCTATCAATTTGAGACAGTGTTTCTACTGTTTCAGCTTTAATTTTCTCAGTATTTGCCTGAGTTTCTTCAGCTTCAGCAACAGTTTTAACAGTATCCGCTCTAGCCTTAGCTGCTTTGGCTTGTGCTTCCTCAGCCATGCCTCGAAGAGCTAATGTTTGAGGATCAGGTTGTTGATTTTGAAGTTCAGATGCTAATTCTTTAGCTTCTTCTTCAGTCGGTTTTACTGCACCGCGTCTTAGAAGCTTACTTCGAACATATTCACGAGCGTCCTCAATACCCTCTCCTTCCATATTCATCAACATTAATCCTGAAATAACATCTCGAGTGTCTTGATCTACTGTGACCTGTAACATCTCATTCAATGAACGAATAACTGCTTGACGTTTTGAAGAAGATGAAGGACCAACACTCGCCACAACATCATAACTTGCATCACTCAAGTCATTTTCATATTCAACTTTACTGTCTGAATTCATACGAGGTTTTAAAAGTTCAATACTAGTAACGCCCCCATCCTTAGCAACCCCCTTCATTTTACGTCCTGACTCGACAAAAAGTTCTTGCGCCATTGATAACCAGACTTCTCCAGCTCGTTTAATTGATTTTGCCATATTAGACATGTAAATAAACGTTTGCATGTCTAAACGACTTTGAATAAGCTCAATAGCTTTGCCCGAAATATTGGGTTGAATCTGTTCTCCAGCTTCTTGATTTCCGAGAATTTCTTTCATATCTGCATCAGTTAACTGAAGTAATGCTGCCATAGCTGGGGGAATGTTTGGTACCTTCGTATAAGCAAGGGGAGGAGTTGGGATCTCGTTACCGTTCATATCAGTAACAGGATTAATCAATAAGTAAGGATAATTCTTAATATTGTCGTCTTGCCACATGACTTGGTGTCCTGCAATCTGTTCAGGAGTTAGAATAGGCTTCTCAACAGTTGAAAGGGCTGAAATTTCAGCTAATTTGGACATTTGCATGTTCTTAAGTCTCTGAACATCTTTTGCTAACCTAACGTGTCCCATACACCGTTCGATATTATCAACAAACCATCTTTTTCCATAAATTGGAATAACTGGGATACATTTGCCCGCAATATATCCACAATCTTCTAAAACTTTAGCTCCAGACATAATATACTTGCGCACTCGGCGAGTTTTTACTTTCCTCTCTCGCTCAAAAACAGTTCCAATTGCTAAAAGTCGATCCTCTAACTCTTCATCGTTATTAAAGTCTTCTTCTTTATATTTCTCTTCCTCGCCGTCGATTGTTCTATAAATATAAATAGTCTCTTTAACTTCCTCTACTGCATAAACTTCAGCAACATAAACAACATCTGGTGTTGCCCAATCAAAATAAGTAGTAGACATCAATTCTTTGGGCCACGTAGAAACGTCTTCACCCCATTCCTTCATCATCGCTTCACGAGTATAAGAAGACAAAACAAAACAATATTTAGCATCCTTTTTGTCGTACTCTTTAGCATCAAGATCAAAAAATACTGACGTATCGGCATCATAGATTGGTTCAATTAGTATACGTTGACGTTCATTATCCTCGTCATACTCATCTTCATACTCAGCACGTAAACGAAATGCCCCAAACCCACCGCCGACTGCTTCTTCAAAACCGTTATCATATGCTTCTTCTGCTGAACTGTCTTGCTCATCGGCACGGTAAAGATTATCGCAAGTATCAGCTAACGGGTCATCTTCAACACCCTCTTTGGATATAAAATCTACAGTGATACGGTTATTTCGATATTCATTGAATATCCGAATAACTGAGAGATGAATTTTATTAACCTCAAACTTCGGCTTATTCTTGAATTGTTCTTCGTATTTCCCTTCCCATTGTGCCCCCGCAATAGAATAAAAACGTCGATCATCAACACATTGTTGTCTCTCATCTGATAAAGCAGCCTGAATTCTGTCGAACTCCTGACGCATCTTAGAATGAATGTCTTGTAATTTCTTAGTTTGTCTTGTCATTACCAATAATTCCTTTGCGCTTGAGGTTTAACTTTAAATTCTTTCTTCATTGTAATCGGCCACTCATAATCAACGCAATAACCAATCGCTGTAGTGATGTGTTGATAAGGACTATCAACTTCCAAGAATGTTGACCCTTCTTTAATTTGCACCGTATTCAATCCTTTATGAGTATAAACACATTTCTGAGGGTTGACAAACAACGATACCTCGTTTGCAGCGTTCCGAATCTTAGCTCTGACAGCGTTTTGTCGATCCTTAATTGCTGGAGCTGCTGCTTTCACTTTACGTTGAACTTGCCAACTGTTCTCACGCAACACCTGCTCCATCTCGGTGTAATCAGAAGCGTGACCATGTTTCTCACCAGCTTTACCAGCAGGGTCACCGTAGATGATAACGTGCTTATTCTTATGATCTTTAAATCGTTCAACAAACTCTAAAGCCGATTGTCTAGCAACTGCTGATTCTAAAACGATTTCATCCACCAAGTATAAACAGTCCTGACGACGAACTCCGATAGCGGATGACATAGGCGTGTAGTTAAAATCGTGCATCCATAAAATAACTTCAGACTCATCCAATTGAGCATCCGAGTAGTTATCATTCGAATAATCTTCATACACCCTACCTTGTGCCGTCTCAAAACTTGCTTCATATTCTTGGCGAAACTGCTTCGCTGACATTCGACGTTTCGCTGACTCAATGATATCGCTTGGTAGAATATCTGACGACTTCCACGTGTAAAGCTTCCAATCAGGATCGCCGGAAACCTTGGCATATTCTGCCATTTCATAATAGTGATTCAAACCATCCGGTACCCCAATCAACCAGCACCACGCACGATAATCAGGGTCTTTCGGGTTTATCGTATCCAAAGCAGGTGAGATATTTTCAGCCCATGCCGTTTCTTTGATATCGGCAATCTCATCAATCCCCCCACCGTGCCATACTTGACCTTCAAACCGTTGAGGTTGATCAAATCCAATGAGTGAAATAGTAGAGTCATTGGGGAAGTAAATAGTTAGTTCAGTTTCAGAAGGTTTACGCTCGAAAAGTGAAGAGAAAGAAAGAAGTTTAAGATCATTCCAGTAAATACGTTTCACCTGGTTAATAGTGGGGGCACCAACGAAGAAACTTTTACCAGGGTTCTTCATCGCTTGCTTAACAACAAAGCGTTTGAATCGTTCTGTTTTCCCAGACCTTCTACCAGCCGGGACTACCTTAAACCGAGTATCATCGTTGATGAGTTCAAGTTGAACAGGATGATCAATAAGCTTATACCAGCGGTCTAATGATCTTTGTTTCGACATACTCTACAGTTACCAGTACAACCCGTAGTAAGTTCAGGGAATAACGGAAGTTGATCATCCAAAGTTGTGCCGTCCGAAGTTTGAATCTCAACTCTACAAGTGTGGAGATCATAAGGGTAATATTCTTCACCGCAGAAACGACACACTCTATTGTTCATCAGTCTGGAAGCTTATCTGCGATATCTTTTAACTCATCAGCAAGTGAAACAGTCGTGTTTGTTTCAACCTTATCACTCCACCCGAACATATTGGCAAAATAGAGCTTTACAAGCGGAGCATTAGCATTCCGATTTTCCATGAAATCTTCAAGCTTTCCATGCCATTTACCCTCACATTTAGTCTTCGCTAATCTAAATGCGTCAGAAAAGTCAGGCTTGTCTCCATCACGAATCCATGCATACACGGTTTCCTTGCTGACATCAATGCTGGCTGCAAATTGAGTAAGGCTTTTACCGCTCCCCATAAACTCAACAATCTCAGTGCAATACTTAGGATCATATTTAGTAGGGGCCCCCATCTTCTTAGGAGTCTTTTTTACAGTCTTCTTAGGAGTCTTTTTTACAGTCTTCTTAGTAACAGTCTTCTTAGCAGCCGGGCGGCCACGTTTCTTTTTTTCTTCAGTCATATATCACCATATTATCATAAGCTGAGTTGTAACCCCATTCTAACTCAAAATATCCAAAATGTTTACAAATTCTGCAAATAGGGTATAATATGTTTAACAATGTTTAACAATGTTTAACAATAAGGAGGTATAAACATGATTGAATGGGTGGATATATTAGTCATATTTTTATTGATAATTCCGTTTAGCATTATCATATCAATTATCGAATTAGAACTTGAAAGTCGACAATTTAAAAAAGACTTAGAAAACAAGACTTATCTTTTGGACCATTATAAAAAGTGAAACAAATAAAAAGGGGATAAAAATGAAAGATGTAGTATACAGTTTAAAAGAAAACGGAGAGTGGGGGAAATCAATAGTCGATATTTCAACAACACCTCCTGCCATTATAGATTTACCAACAACACCTTATGAACGTGAAAACGGATTTAGTAAAGAGTTTCATGATAAATGGATTGAAAACACTCATTAACTATTAACCCAAATAATTATTATAAGAAACTGACCCTCTTAGGGGGGTCTTTTTTCATCTCTGTGACGAAAGATGAGTACGGTTCTATAGTCAGAGTCTCTTGAAGACCTAACGAGCGAAGAGTGTAGTAATAAGACTGTTTCGTTTTAAATCCTGCTTGACGTATAGCTGCAACCTTCCGTATCTTACCGATGTTCACTAGTTCAACCACTTTCATTAAATTTTCTTTAGTATATTTGCGTCTTCGGCTCATAATACTGATGATTAAATCACTATTTGTTACCCTAGTCAAGTAAAAAACCTATGTACACCTTCAAAAATCTTAAATTTTGAGGCTAACTATTCAATATATGTAGAGTTCTATGTACACCTTGGATACCCTATGGGCACCCTATTAAATTAGGGTGTTTTTGAGGCTAACTATTCAATATATACCCTACTATATTTGCACTTTTGGGGCACCCTCCCTTTATACTGCTATATATTTTTTTATTATTAATAAGTAACAATACTTTTACTTTATTGTTACTTATTAATAATAAAAAATTTATTTATAATATTAGTAATAAAAGTGTACTAAGTGTACAAATATAGTAATTTTAAAGTCATCTATTCAATAATTATAGGGTGTACATAGGGTGTACATAGGGTGCCCAGGTAATTACATAATTATGTGTAAACATATTTATGGGTTTTAAAATCCATATTTGACTAATTACATAATTATGTGTTATTATTTTCAACATAGTCAATAAATAAGGAGGATTTTAAATGAAAAATCAAATAAGTTTTAAAGGAAAAGCGCACGAATTAATGACCTACCTGTATCAGTTAGTAAAAGAGGAAAACCGAATTGAATTTCAAAAGACACTTCAAACCTCAAATGTTAAAAAAATCATCTTCAATTTCACCGGTGATTACACCGTGACATATGAAATGGGATTGAACTAATGAATCGATATCGAATAACTCATATACCGTCTTGCAACTCTTACGTTATTATCGACCAGTTGAAGTTGTGGACTCCGATTAGAGACAAACGGTATACCAATCGACTTTTCCGTTCCGTAGAAGAAGCACAAGGCTTCTTATTTGCTCGAAATAAATCCGGGGAGGTGATAACTAGATGATCACAAGGCAACTAGTCACATCGTTAAACACTGCGAGAATTAAGATGCGAAACAGTCATCCTAGAATCTATAACGATCTAACTTGTCTGTTTAACTATTTAAAAAACCAAGTAACACAGGAGGAAAAACAAATAAATCAAAACCTTTTAGATTTCATAAAAGAAAGTAATAAGATAGAAGGGATCACTGAATACAGTCAGGACCAGCAATATCAAGCATATTGGGACTTCTTAGAGTTAAGAAGTATTACCAAAGCAGATATCTTGAATCTTGCCTCTATACTTCACACAACCTCGATAGATAGCCATCGATCTAAACCAAAGCTGCGTTCCAAACCTGGTATGGATGTCCGCGTAGGTTCTCATAGTCCAATGCCTGGGGGTATTGAAGTGGAGATGGAACTAGATAACCTTCTTCATCTCATCAATACCACTACGTTTGATCAATCAGATGTTCACTGGTCTCATCAACTATATGAGTTCCTACACCCGTTAACAGACGGCAACGGCCGAACGGGCAGAGCAATTTGGGCGTGGATGATGATTCGATGTGGTAGACAAGTCCCATCGAGCTTCTTACACCAATGGTATTACCAGAGTTTAGATAATTGGAGGAAAGACTAATGGATAAGCGGATCAAATACACAATAGAACATGTCAATAAGGTACATTCCTATATGAACAAGTTAGGGATGTCCAAATACAAGGCAATTGATAAAGCTGGATTTAAAGATGCTAGCAGCTTCTACAACACGCTTAAACGTCTCGGATTATCAGAAGTAGTGAATGTCAGACCTAAAACTGAACAGTTGAGTTTTTTATAAACCTTGTAAAACATTGTTAAACAATATAAAGTAAATACACGGGTCAGTTTTGAATCTTTATTTGCTTTCTGACCTATCCCCCTAAGCAACCAAGTTACCCCCTTAACTTGGTTGCTTTTTTTTATGACTCGTTGCCTCTTCACCCATTAAAGAAAAGTAAGCAGCGCCATCAATAAAGTTATCTTCTTTTGGTTCACCCTGTTGAGACCTTACAATCTTAAGAAGTACCATGAACATCCATCCTTCCTCATTAGTAATGTCTTTACCAGTGATTTCATTGAAACAGTTCACAACCTTTGATATACTCCTCTCCCCACCTTTTGCGTCATAGTTAACGCCTCGATTAACTAAACACTGTTCTGCTTTTTTTAAAAACTCGTTTGCCTTCATATCGATAATCTCCTTAAAAATTTAATTGACATTGTGTAAAACAATGTTTAACATAGTTTAACATGAGACTTAATAATGAGCAATTTTTAAAAATACTATTTGGGGGCGATTACCATAGGGTGCACGTCACTGACTTTACTTATGATCCGAATGATATTCCATCGGACGAACATTTGAGATCGTGGAAAGGGGACTACTTTAAAAACTACCGATTCAAAGAAGGATCAAATCAATACTTCACTATTTCATTGTTCAGTTCCGATGAGAACAATGTAGCAAGACGGCGTAAGGTGTTGTTCGAAAAAACACCGGTCATTGTTCTCGATGATGTGAAAGAAAAGCTTTCAATGGATGAGGTTTCTAAACTTCCAAGTCCGTCGTACATCTTAGAAACAAGCCTTGGTTCCGAACAATGGGGCTACATTCTTAACGAGCCGTGTTCCGAACGCTCACGAGTTGAAAACCTTTTAGATGGTCTGGTTGCCAATGGGCTAGCACCAGACGGCAAAGACCCGGGGATGAAAGGGGTGACACGATATGTTCGATTGCCGGAAGGTATGAACACTAAGAAGTCTAAGATGGTAGATGGTAAACCCTTCCAATGCCGAATTACTCTGTGGCAGCCCTTCAACACTACATCGATTGAGGATTTAGCTAAACCATTTAGTGTAAACCTTGATGCACCACGTCGTGAAGAACGGCTCGACGGTGCTGCTGACATCCCCGATCATCCATTACTTCATTGCGGGTTGAACATTAAAGAGGTTAGGAGCAAAGGACGCTTTGACATCACGTGTCCCTGGGTCGATGAGCATACTGGTTCCGTAGATAACGGATCGGGCATATTCACCAATGAAGATGGCTCGATAGGTTTTAAATGTCATCACGGGGCTTGTGAAGGGCGAACGGGTAAGGACTTGTTGATATATTTAGAAAACAAAAGACCAGGGTTTATCCATTCCTATAAGGATTGGCAGTTCAAATATGTGTTTAAGGATATTACGAATTCCACAAACTCTGAGAATTCCACCTCACTTCCACCTTTAAAAGAGGAAAACTCTCCTCACTTTGTGAGTGAAACGGAGAAAACTCTCCCCACTTCTTCAATTGATCAAATCCTTGCAAAAATAGCGCATTGTGAAAAGAACTCCCCACAACAACGAAGCCTTGTGTCAGAGTTCCTTAAAAACATTGATGACATGGCTGCGATTGATAAGCAGTATTATCACAAAGAGATATGCGACATTATGGACTGGGGGAAAGGGGAGTTTACTGGAATACTCAAAGACCTTCAATCAAAGTGGTACGAAAAAAAGACAATGATGTTTTATGACACCATTGTCTTTGTTAAAGAGCAGAACCGGTTCTACGACTATAAGACGAAGAACTTCTACACTCCTGAGTGTTTTCAAAACTCTTTTGCTCACGAGGATAGTGAAGCAAAAAAAGAAGCGTTGATGAATGGCCGGGTAGAGAAAGTTGATAAAATGGACTTTGCCCCAAAAAAGCCCCGTATCTTTGAAGAAGATGATATCTGTTACGGCAATATGTGGAACTCAAAACGTGAAGCGATGGGGAGAGAAGGGGATTGCAACATCTGGACGAAACACTGGGACGTCATGGGTTGGGCTGAGAATAAACGACACATGCTGCAATGGATGGCATATACCATTCTCCATCCAGAAAATAAGATTAACCACATGCTTCTTTTGGGAGGTATGGAAGGAACAGGTAAAGACTTCATCCTTTATCCGCTTATTGAAGCAATGGGTGTGAACGGTAATGTTATTGAAGGAAATGAGCTCCTATCGTCTTTTAATGAATACCTTTTAAACACCAAGTACCTTCATATCAATGAAACAGAATTAGGAGACCACCATCAAGCAACAGAAATATCCAACAAGCTTAAGCCCCTGGCAGCAGCACCTCCAGAAACCCTTCGAATTAACCAAAAAGGGATAAGTCACATCAAAGTTCGAAACATTGTAAATCTCACAATGACTACTAATAGTCAAACGCCTGTCAAGCTCAATGGACCATCTCGAAGATTCTATGCTGTTTGGACAGATTTACAAGTTAGAGATAGTGAACAAGAGATGTTACCCGAATGGACAGAGTATTGGAAGAAAGCTTGGGGCTGGATGAAGAACGGAGGAGTAGACCATTGCATTTGGTATTTGAGAAACTGTGTTGATTTGTCCGACTTTAACCCTTGGCAAGCACCGACTACTACAGAGTTTCTTAGAAGCATTCAAGAGTCCTCTACCCCACCGGGGCAGCAAACTGTTGAAGCATTCATCACCAACGAGATCGGAGCGTTTAAGAATGATTTGATAACTGCAAGTGAAATATGCAACACGTTGAAGAGCGGTGCACTGGCATTTGAGGAACATATGTACATTCAACCATCATGGTTCACACCGGTTAGAATAGGTATGGTTCTTCGAGATATCCCCGGGTGTGTAAGACTAAGAGCAGTAAGAGATAAGGAGATTAGAATATGGGCAGTACGTGATAAGGTAAAGTATGAAAATATGACCCCGAGTCAACTTTATGATGAGTATTTTAGACAACAAGGGTTAAAGAAATCGTAAAACAATGTTTTACAAAGTTTAACAAAATAAGGTATAATAAGTAGAAATTTTTAAGGAGGTTATGAAAGTGGATTTTGATACTACAGTAGCATTTCGTTTCAATAAGAAACAAAAAGAGAATTTTGAAACGTGGTGTAAAAAAGCAAATAAAGAGTATCAAGACGTGTTAAGGGAAGTCATGGTAGCGGGACCAGAAGGACGATTAACAATCAAACCCGATACTAAACAAAAAAAAGCATTAAAGGAGTTATACAAATGATTGAAGAAAATTTAGAACGTATTGCAGTTGCATTGGAGTTAATTGCACAAAGTTTGAAAAAAGATACTCAGACTATTAAAGTGGAAAGCTTTGGAGTTCCAACAAATCCAATTCAAACCCCTCCAACAGCCCCAAAGCCAAAAGAAGAAGAGAAGAAGGAAGAATCTTTACCTCCAGTTCCTCCCGTACCGGCTCCAAACCCAAAAGAAGAAGAGAAGGAAGATCCGATTGTTCAACTGTCACTTGAGGAACTTAACGAAGCGTTGATGGTTGAGTTTGAACGACTAGGGGGAGATCGAGCCAAGATTGACAATGTGACTAAGAAGCATGGCGCACCGTCGTTATCTTATCTTGATCCTTCGAAATATAGTGCAGTATTAGAAGACGTTAAGAATTTGAGTTAAAATGTCAGAACAACATGCACGATTAAGCCCATCAAACCACCGATGGGTCTACTGCCCCGGTTCTGTACGTGAAGAAGCTAAATATCCAGACATTACGGGGGATGCTGCGATTGATGGCACTGGTAGTCACTTGTTATTAGAGCTTTGTTTAGACACTGGTAGACCTGTTCAAGAATACTTAGGTGAATATATTGGCGTTGGACATCCTGATAATGGTGTAGGGTGGAAAGTTAAACAAGATCGTATCGATCGTGTTCAAATGACTCTTGATTATGTTGAGAGACGGACGGAAGAACTTAAAAAAGAATATCCTAATCATAATATACAATTACACACTGAATCGAGAAGTTACCCCGGTGAATCTTTTGGTAGAGACGATTGGTGGGGGACTGTAGATATCACTCTCGAGGTGTCGTCTAAAAAACAACATGGAGAATTACAAAAACAAGATTTTCTAGAAGTTATTGATTATAAAGATGGTCAAGGTTTTGTATCTGAAAAGAATAATCCTCAGTTGTTAGCGTATTTATACGGTAAATGGGATAAGGAAAAACAAATACCTATGCGAATGACTATTGTGCAGCCAAAAAGTAAAACACCTATACGATATGAAGATATTAATCACAATATCTTATTGCAGAAAGTTAAACAAATAGCAGAAGCAGCCAAGAAAACAGACGACTCAAATGCACCTTTGATACCAGACGATAAGGGAGGAAAAGGATATTGCAGATGGTGTAAACATCGTAACAACTGTGAAGCGAGAAAAAAGCAAATAATAGGAGGTTTGAAAATGTTCACAGAAGAAGTACAACAACAAGAAGGGGGAGGACTATCACTCTTTGAAGTTATCGATCAAACATTCAAAGATATTGAATCAATGGATTCTGAGACATTGTCTCAAATGCTAGATGCTAAAGCTGCTATTGATGACGTATTTAAACGGGCTGAAGAAGAAGCAATCGCAAGGTTAGAGAATGGCGACTCAATACCTGGGTATGGCATGCAACCTGGAAATAGTAAGAGAGAATGGAACATCGACGAAGATGAGTTGGTTAAAAAACTTAGAGCGTGTAAGTTGAAAAAAGATCAAATTTACATTGCGAAGTTAATTAGTCCCGCTCAAGTTATGAAGCATTCTGATTTAACTAAACGACAAAAAGAACGCATTGAAAGTCAATATGTCAAAGTTACCCCTGGTGCATTGAAATTGAAAGCAATCGGGAGACAGAAGAATGAAGAAAATGCAGTTGACATGTTCGGTGATGTTGTGAAACAATGTAAAACAAAGTTAAACAAAGTATCGTTTATCTGAGTTTAAAAAGCAAATAAAGGAGAAGTAAAAAATGAAAATTAAAGGAATTGCAAGATATGCTCACTTGATTAAACCAAGTGCACCAAAGGGGTCAGATAAGTTAAAATATAGTGTTCAGCTTTTAGTTCATAAAAGCGATACACAATGTGCAGAGATTCAGAAAGCTGTAGATGAGATGTTCCAAAACAAATGGCCGTCAAATAAACCAAAGAACCTTCATTCTTGTTTTAAAGACTTAGCAATTGAAGAGCCAGGGAACCCGTCATTAGCAGACTATATGACACTTAAATGTGCAACCTCTGCTGAGTTTGACCGGCCTATCTTAGCCGACGAAAGCTTAGAACCTATCATTGACCCATCTATTCAGATTGACGGTCAAATTGTTTGGGTTGAGGTTAACATAGGTGCTTATGAACATCCTCTTAATAGTGGAGTAGCTGCATATCTTCAGGGTACAATGGTCACATCTGAAAAAGGTGCATTACCTGTAGACGCTATTACAGCTAAACCGAGTGCTAAAACTCTCTTCGGAGATGTTGCGAACGTTAAACCTTCTGTTTCCTCCCCACAAGATAATGACCTCCCTCCTGCCCCCCCAGCACCACCTGTCGAGAACAAAGAACAATATCAAATGACCCCTAAAGCAGAAGGTCGTAGCAGGGAGGTTTTTTTAGATAGTGGGTGGTCAGATGAAATGTTGATTCGAGAAGGTTACATGTTACCACCTAATGGCGTAACCCCATCTTTTAGCTAGTTATCTAACACGCCTCTGATTTAAGCGAATTTTGGTTAGATCATCAGTGCCCCGTGAGGGGCACTATCATTTAAAAAGGAGAAAATTAAAATGAACAAAGAAGTAAAACTAACTACTGAAGAAGTCAAATCACTTCAAGACATAAATACTCGAAAGTTTGATGCATATCAGCAAATCACAGCTATAACGTCTCAAACTAATCAAAACGACATTCAATGGTGGGAAGGTATCTACAAAAACCACAACCTTGACCCTAAAGCAAAGTTTGAGATTAAAGGAACCTCTGAAGGCGTGTTTTTAACTGAGATTAAGTAAATGTGTGAATTTACACTAATATTCATGGCAATTTGTTTTATATATTCGTTCTTTGTTTTATTGATTAATTTTTTAAAATGACTGACTTCATTTTCAATATCTCACAAGGGGACATAATCTACGATATTGAAACCTATCCAAATTGCATAACTTTCTATGCAGTTCATTGTGAGACTGAACAGCAATGGTGTTTTGAATTTAGTCAGTTTAAAAACGAAACATCATTGTTTGTGAAGTTCTTAGAGACTCTTAAAAAGTTCAATTGTCGAATGGTTGGGTTTAACAATTACAACTTTGACTACCCGGTTATTCATTTTTGGTATAAGCATTCTCATTGGGTGGAACCGAAAGATGTATATGACAAAGCAATGTCAATCATTAATTCATATGATGATCGGTTTAGTCACGTCATTTGGGATAACGACCATATAGTCCCACAAATTGACCTTTTTAAGATTCATCACTTCGATAACAAAGCACGATCAACATCGTTAAAAGTTTTGGAGTTTAATATGCGTTCATCAAGCGTCGAAGGGTTGCCGTTTGATGTGGGTATTAATCTTAATGAAGAACAGATTAAAAAGTTGATTGAATATAACAGGTATGATGTTCTTCAAACGTTAAAATTCTACAAAGCATCCTTAGATAAAATACGATTTAGAGAAGAACTTTCAGAAAAGTATAATAAAAATTTCCTTAACCATAATGACACCAAGATAGGGAAAGATTACTTCATAATGAAGCTGGAAGAAAATCAACCAGGCTCGTGTTATAAAAAAATCGATGGAAAACGACAAGTTGTTCAAACTATTCGACCATTTATAACGCTAAGTGAAGTTGTGTTACCTTACATTGATTTTCAACACCCGGAATTTAAACGAATTCTCAACTTTTTCAAAAACAAAACCATCACTGAAACTAAAGGAGTCTTTCAAGATGTAAGTTGTACAGTAGAGGGGTTTAAGTTTGATTTCGGAACTGGCGGAATACACGGATCAGTTCAGAATAAGATTTTTAATACTAACGATGAGTTTATAATTATCGACGCTGATGTGTTAAGTTATTACCCTTCACTTGCAATTATTAATAAATTTTACCCTGAGCACTTAGGTGAAAAATTCTGTGAAATCTATAAAGATGTTTATGAACAACGCAAGAGCTACCCTAAAGGAACCTCTGAAAATGCAATGCTTAAGTTAGCTTTGAACGGAGTGTATGGGGATAGCAACAACCAATACAGTCCATTTTATGACCCTCAATACACAATGAGTATTACCATTAACGGTCAATTGTTGCTTTGCATGTTGTGTGAACAACTTTTTAAAATACCAAAATTACAATTAATTTCTGCAAATACCGACGGTGTATGTTGCTATGTTCCTAGATGTTCAGAAGAATTATTTTATCAACTATGTGAGAATTGGAGTAAACACACTGGTTTGACATTAGAATTTGAAAAATATAGAATGATGGCTATCAGAGATGTCAATAATTACTTAGGTGAAACACTAGATGATTAAGAAATTAAAAAATAGAAATGAATTAACTCAAGAATTGTTAAAAAAACATTTCGAATACGAACCTTATACGGGTAAATTTTATAGAATCACTAAATATGATAGTTGGGGGAACGTTTATAAAATTAGAAAAGAAGTCACCAGTAAAAATAATAGAGGATATCTATGGGTGTGTATATTAGGGATAGTTTGCTTAGTTCACCGTCTTATTTACACTTATATGACTAATAAACATCCTAATGAAATAGATCATATTGATGGCGATAGATTAAACAATAAATGGGGAAATTTGAGAAACGTAAATTCTTTTGAAAACTCAAGAAATCAAGGGAATAGAAAAGATAATACATCAGGTGTTAGAGGGATTACTTTACATAAACCAAAACGAGGTACAGAAAAATGGTTAGCCCGGATAAGTCATAAAAACAAAAGATATTCTTTAGGGTATTTCTTAACTAAAGAAGAAGCAATAAATGCAAGAAAAGAAGCAGAAGAACATTTTAAATATCACATTAATCACGGAAAAAGAAAATCATGGGAAAAGTAAAACGAAAAGGTGCTTACGAGTATGAATTAGACTGGCATCAGAACCACAGCGCACTTGTGGTACCGAAAGCTGCTGAAGCTTATCTTATCCACGGTAAAGATATTCGAGAATTTATACTTAATCATGAAGATCATATGGACTTTATGCTTCGAACCAAATTACCGAGGAAGTTCATCTTAGAATGGGGAGGAGAAAAGATTCAAAATGTCAGTAGATATTATGTGAGTACAGATGGTGACATTCTCGAAAAAGTAATGCCTCCTGCTGGTCCAGTCGGTACTTATAAACGTAAAAATGGGCTTTTAGAGTCGTATTATCAATCTATTTTAAAGGAAGTTGATGACAACTGGGATGAAAGAATACATACCAAAAATAAAAGTATTTACGAGGAAAGACGAACATCCATTCATACTGGATGGACTGTGCAAATATGCAATGACATTGCTGGGCTTAGTTTTACTGATATCAATTACGAGTTCTATATTCAAGAAGCAGAGAAGCTAATAAAAAGCTTGTAATATGTTAAACATTGTACTACAATGTTTAACATACATTAATTAAAGGGGTAATCATGATTAATAAACTAAAATGTTGTTCGTTGATGGTATTCATTGTTTTATCTGGATGTTCTAATATAACTAATAAATACATTAACGATAACGAGGAGCAAAAAAATATGAATAAATTATATGACCCCAACCCAGAATATTTAACTTCGACTTTTCTTTTAAGTTATTTTTCACCTGGTCATGGCACAAAGGATGTAAACTATGCAGCTCCTCCTTACTCACCGTCGATTACAGGATATAAAAAGAACGACACTGTTGTAATACTAAATAACATAGGCAGATATGTAGTAAGTGTTAATGGAAACAACAGTTCTGAAAATTGGAGAAAAATTGAAACAGAGACTCCTCAATCATTGTTTGAACACTCCCCTGGTGTTATCGGATACGCTTCAGGAAAAAATGTAGTAACGTTAGATCAACAAACAGGGCAAGAGTTATCGCGAACAAACCCCTGGGGTAGATTTCTTAAATATATTGTTAAGAAAGGTAACAGATATTTAGTCTGTTTTGATGAAGACTCATCAACAGGCGTAGTAATTACGGATTTAAGTTTTAACATTATTTACACATATACAGGTCCTATAAAATACGCAAGGGGAGCTGATATTTTTGGAAATATGTTAGTAGTTGCAGACACGTTTAATCATTACGTTCGTTTAATAGATATGGATTCAAACACCATAATCAAAGAGTGGGAAGAGTATTATCCCAACGCAGTGCAGTTTAAAAATGAAAATGAAATTTACATATTGGGGGAGCATTCCAACAGGTTATACACACTAGAAATAAATTCAGGGCTTCGTACTATGATTTTTTCATCAACAATTGAAGAAACGGATAACCCATATTTAACAAAAACTGATATCACAACTTTAGAGCACGCGGGGGACCTAGACGCAAATCCATCAGTACCCTTTCCTTATTCTAAAGCATCCAAGAAATATAGCGGAGTTCGAACCCTTTATTCCCCTAACGGTTTAACTGTTTTAGAAGATAGCTTTATAATTTCTGATACTGACAACCACCGAGTTATTGAAATAAGTAAAGACGGAAGCGAAATAATTCGTGAGATTAATGGATTAAATAATCCTGTATCTACATTAGTGTTTTAAAAATGGGTAAGAGTTATTTATGTCCTAATTGCGATATAGCAATTACAAAAGAAGAAGAAGAAGAAGTTGAATGTGTTAAATGTAATAAAATAATTTGTGAACATTGTATAGAAGCCAAAGAAGAGTTGAATAATTTTTATTGTATTGACTGTGAAGATTTATATTATGGGAGTTAGAGAACGCAAGGTAGAAGACTATCTAAAAGATCAGGTCCGTAAACATTTGACAAAAGGATTATGTGAGAAATGGGGAACCGAAGGAAACCCTGATCGCGTGGTGCTTTACAATAAAAAGTCGTACTATCTTGAAATTAAGACCTGCGACGGGTCAGAACAATCTAACCAAAGTAGGAAGATAGAACGAATCCGAGATACCGGGAATCATGTATATACTCTCAAAGGACATGATGGCGTAGATTGGTTTATCAATATGGTCAGAGAAATAAATGTTAACCCCTCAACAACTTAAACAATATCAAAGAGAATGTATCCTCCATATGCTTTACAACCAAAATGCTATGCTTTGGTTACAAATGGGCCTCGGTAAGACGATAATTACACTTACTTCAGTAGTAGACCTCATGAGAGCGGGAAAAATTAAAAAAACGATCATTTTCGGGCCTCTGCGTGTAATTGAGTCTGTTTGGACAGTGGAAGCCAAGAAATGGGAGCATACTAAACACCTTAAGTTCTCTATTCTTAGAGGAAACGCTGAAAAAAGAACAAGGGCGTTATTTCGAAACGCTGATGTTTATCTCGTTAACTATGAGTTAATGAACTGGTTTTCTGAAACACTAGACCATTATTATTTATCTCAGAATAAAGAACTTCCTTTTCAATGTGTTGTATACGATGAAGTATCAAAATTAAAGGATGCGGGGTCATTAAGGATGAAAGGCGGTACCAGAGATCGAAAAGACAAAAATGGAAACTTTCATAAAATAAAAGTAACAGGGTGGCGAAAAATCATACCGAGTCTAAAATACAGATATGGTTTAACTGGCACGCCTGCTTCAAACGGATACCTTGATTTACATGGTCAGTTCTTAGCAGTAGATAACGGAGAAAGATTGGGCCAATACATTACTCATTTTAGAGAAGCGTATTTTACAAGTGATTACAACGGATGGTCTTATAAAATTCAAGATAACTCCCGAAACATGATAGAGAATAAAATAGGCGACATTACTAAAAAAATGGATGCAAAGGATTATCTAGATCTTCCCGCAGTGAAAGTAAGTGATATTTATGTTAATTTACCTCCAAAGGTTGAAAAAGCATATAGAGAACTAGAAAAAGAAATGTTTACAGAGTTAGATTCACAAACTGAGATAGAAGTGTTTAATGCAGCGTCCCTCTCAAACAAATGTCTTCAATTTTGCAACGGTTCTCCTTACTTAAGTCCTGAAACCAAGGAGTGGAAAGCGTTACACGATGAAAAATTAAAAGCCCTTGAAGATATAATAGAAGAAGCAGCAGGTTCCCCTATTCTTTGTAGTTATACTTTTAAATCCGATGCAGAGCGAATTATGAAATATTTTAAAAAATACAAACCTGTCAACTTAACTAAAGAAAAATCCAAACACACAAGTAAAATAATAAAAGATTTCAACGAGGGTAAAATTAAATTACTTATTGGCCACCCTGCTTCTATGGGTCATGGTATCGATGGGCTTCAAAAAAATGGAAGTATTATGGTGTGGTTTGGTCTCAACTGGTCATTAGAACTTTATGAGCAAATGAACGGGAGAATTAATAGGCAAGGTCAAACTAAACCTGTGTCGATTATAAGAGTATTATGTAAAGACACAGTTGATATGGCAGTTGCAGATGCAATAGAAAGAAAAGATAATGACCAAAAAGGACTTAAAGACGCTCTAGACCGTTATCGAAATAAACATAAAAAAATCAGCTTTTTATAATGTAATCCCAAATTTGACTGAGCCGTCTTTAGGGTTATATTTCACTCCACCTTTGCCAAAGGAAAGACCTATTTTACCATTATCTATCCCAACTGAAATATCTTTTAAACTTCCTTTTGATATTTTAGAAACCTCGTTTGCTACTTTTTTCAAACTCTCTTCTTCAGTAATGTTGTTTAATTGTGCAGCTTTATTAAATTGTTTAGCTAAAAACGCAACAGCTTTGTCGTCTTTAGTGGATGATGTAAATTTAGAAACTACTTCTGCGATATCAAGTGCTTTTTTTGTATATTTAATTCCTACTTTTCTATTTTCAGAAATCACTAACCACAATACTATTGATTTTACCCACATAAATATTGATTTAATTATGTTCATTTTTCATCACTCCTTTGTTGAATCCTATTAACTGACTTTGAAATATATATTAATCGCTCTTCCATTACAGAAAGACGCTTATCTATATTAGCATTATTACTTCTTAAGTCTGTAATTACATTTTCCAATATTCTGGGGATATGTGTTTCAATTATGCTAACTACTTCTGCTCTATTCGGTTTATTAGGGCCTATCAAGAAATACCCGGGAGCTCCCCCAACTAATGCACTAAGGAGAGCAATAGTTATTTTTTCCCATATTTGGTTAGTCATCTTTATTTTCATTTTTTACCTGAAAATGTGGCATATCGATAAAATTTTTCCATAATCCGCCCCACTCTAACTTAACACCCTGATTGATAGCTGCTTGGAACATGGCACACGCAATTTGTGAAAGATGTTCTACACTCCATGATGCTTTACCATCTACATAAGCATACACGTCTAAAGCTTTCCCGCTTTGGTGGTAACTCTTCTTATAAAGACCATCTGCTTTACTCTTTCCATCTAGAAATAACTTATGTTGTTCGTCCTCTCTTCTTAAACCACCGTATTGAGGTATACCGAAATCAATTTTGGATAATGAAAGTGCTTCTTTAGCTATTGAAATTAGATTCTCGTCCACTCCCTCCATTCGTTTTAGAGATCTTTTACTGAATTTAAACATTATTCCTTGTGATCCTCCTTTTTATAAGTACCATCCATTTATGTGTAGTTTTCTTGTATTCCCTCCAATATTTAAACTGCCACTTCCATACATGTAATGAAACTGAAAGAAAGAAAACGTACATAATTCATTCGAGGGCTGCCAGTTTAAATTAGAAGTTGATTGTTTATAAATCTGAGATGTAGCAATAATATGATTAGCATTATCATGACAAATATTTACGGCATCTTCTCCTACTGCTGTAGACGATACAGCGCGTCCAATTGTAAATCTAACACCTGTAGCTAATGGTGATATAATCCCGGACCATATAATTGGAACTCCTGGACTAGACGTAGGAAGTTGCCCTGTGATCGAGTCTTGACCACTGATACCAGCAAAAACAGTTCCTACAGTGTTTCCATCGATGGTTATTCCAGTAATAGAACTAAACCTCTTTGTAGAAACAACGTTAGTCGTGTTTCCTAAAACAATTGCTTCTGTAGTTGCACCGGTGCCTTCTTGTACGCCAGTAATAGTCACTGTTCTTGCTGAATCATCCGCAGTTGTTCCAAAAGTAATTAAATGCCCTGATTCGCCAGTCCAAGACCCCCCCACGGTATTAGTACCGTTCATTGTGAAATTCTGAGTACCGCCACCACTAAAGGATTGAGCAGAACAAATAGCCCCGCCATCAAAGCTATGATTTGACTCTAAACTTATTGAATCACTACATATGATTCCGTTACCGTCTGCAAAATTTCGAACCTCTGCGCTATCTCGGTAAAAATCCCCTACCCATACATAGTTCTTTTTAGAAATAGGAGCCGGTAAGATATAATCAAACATAGCTAGAGTACCAATATCTGATAAAGTAGCAGTCGTAGATGTAGAATCAGTTATTGAGGTTATTCTTCCGCTCCATGAATTAGGTCTCGAGTCCAAAGTTTCTGTAATTACAAGACAATCTGCCCCATTTAATGCATCATTGTTCATGTTATAAGTGCGAGTAACTAAGCTTCTTTGGAGCTCTCCGCCTTGATTAAATGTAATTGTGTTTCCTGATATTGTTTTAACCTGTAGATACGGTACAATTTTATACGTAATTGTTGAATCATTATCATCTGCACATGCGAAAATTGCATACCACTGTGTTGTAAATGCTGAAGTCTCAAACTCTAAATCAGTACTGTAATCTGCATAAGTTGCAGGACCAGATGTTGGGAATCTACGGCCAAATGCTTTTTTATACTTCTTATTAAAATAAAACCCGCACATCGCCACTTCATCAAGACCTTTGAAATAAACACTTGTTGCATCTTTATACTGAGCAGTTGGCCTTCCAGGCATCATTCCATAATCTTGTAAGGATATTTTCGGGTTTAAATTTGTATTTGTTTCTGAAAATGTAGAAGTTAAGTCAACAAACCCTTTTGATAATACTGAGTAGTTCACATCCCAAGCGTTGCAGTCAGTACAGCTAGCATCAAGTTTAATGCCAATATCGCCTGTATATCCATGTGCTGTGGCACTTAGACTCATATTTGTGAAGTAGACGCTAGACTTAGAAGCTAGGTTAAACATCGCTTGATCGTTGGCAGTCGCTACAAATTTAAGAATTGATGATAAAGGTGATACACCAGTTAAGTTTTGACCGCTTATTGTAGTTACTTCGCCTTGTATGCGGTATGTACCTATACCAATGCGAATAATTTCATGTGATGCAATAGCAGCAACTAACGCATTATAGTTTTGAACAGCATATGTGTTATCGGCATCAGAAGATACCATACCAAAATGGACTCCTTCTACAAATGGCATTAAATAACTTGCCGATATAGCAGCGGTACCGGTTAATGAGAATATTTGAACTTCCGGTGCTTCATATGTTCCACTAATAGTTACTGTGGTCCCTGTTGCCACAGAAAGAAGAGCCCCATTTTCAAAAATAACATGTACATTATCAGGAATAGACACATTAGCATCAATTACCCAAGTTCCCTTTGGTATAAGTAACGCATATTTAGTAGAAGAACCAAGAGCCGTGATTGCTGCTGTTATAGTGCTATCTGTGTAAGTTCCGTCTCCATAGTTTAATGCGTTATACCAAGGTAAATCCCCATTAACTAGAGGGAAAACAGAGCTAAGAGACGAGTAAACTAGTTCTTGTTTACTGTTTTGAACAACAATTGAATAATTAGTAGTTGTATAAAGTTGAGCAGGAGAACCCCCCCTGGATGGATATCCATTAATAGTTCTTATAGGTTGAACTGCGGGAACCTGTAAATCTTTATCATAATAAACAGCGATTTGTTTAGAATCATCTACAGGGTTTTCCCCGTAAGTTCCGATATAAATATAACCATTTTCAAGAGGCGTACCATCCAAATCGGTAAACGTTGGGAACGTTGTTTGTACTAATTGTGCGCTCATTACTTTTCACTCTCCTCTTGGTTCAATTGTCTTTTAGATTGTAATAGATTTACTAACTTGTCTACTACCACTTTTTCTTTTCCAGGTTTTGCACTACCTAACTGCAATAATAAATTTCTCACTGGGCGAGATTCATAAATTCTCGCTACTCCTCCTATACCCCCATAAGCAGCAGCCCCAGGTCCTAGCCCAAAAGCTTGGGTAAGAATAACAGGAGGAGCAATTCCAGTTAACTCTGCACCGGTAATAGGTTTAACCCCTGATTCACCAGCTCGTTTTGTTAATTTTAAAGCTTTTACCAGGCCATTGAAAACTTTTTTATCTTCTTTGTTGAAAAATATTTTAGTAGAGCCTTCCATTTTCCTCATCTGAGTTAGGAATTTTTCAGGAGTAATGTCGTCAATTCCACCGGCTTTTTGCACAACTTCTTGTAGAATAGCCACCTTTGCTTTGTTACGGCCATCTTGATTGAGGTTTTTATAAAGCAATTTAATCTCGCTAGGTTTCTTACTGAAAATCATTCGACGAATCAACTCCGGTGTTGCATCGCCTTTCTTCAATGTAGATTTAAGTGTTCCCACTTCCAACTCATTAAGCATTTTAGAAAGTTGTTTATTCGCAACTCCCCATTTAGTAAAGTCACGACGTTCACCAGTTTCTTTGATAAACTTACCCATATCATCGCGAGCAGCATTGTAAATTTTAGATACTGATTTTTCAGCAGTTGATCTGACTTGAGCTAAATTCGGGTCTTTAAGTTGTTCTCCGAGCTGCTTTCTTAAAAGTTCAATATTTTTCAAATCCTGACCTTCAAAAGCAGTTTTATAATCTTCAAAGATGTCAATTGCAGAATCAACGCCCTTTGTTTTTAAAGATTTAAGTTTTGCAATCTCATCGTCAATGGTTTTTAAAGTTTTAGTAACATCTACAGTGCCGTTAGCGTTCAACCGGTCTATAACTTCTGTTTTTAAATTTGTATATTTAGAGATATCTTTACTTCTCTTTTTAAGAAGTTCCTCCATCACGTCATCACTTGCTAACGCAAACTGATCAGCCCCGTATTCTCTGAGAATATTTCTTACTGCTTCAGTTCTTTGAGTTTGTTGTGCAGCTCTTACAGGCCCAGTTCCTACAAACGGGATTCGTTCAGATGTTGCTTGCCCAAGTTTACCGATAAATGTGTTGGGAGGGATAACATCACTAGTAAGTGCTCTAACCCCTGCTTCTTCAGCTCCTTGAACTGCCTCTTGTGCAGCAGTCTTTGTCCCTCTTCGAACAAGTCCTTTTGCTCCTGTAGCAACTTTACTAAGTCCAGGGGCAATGCTTTCAGTAGTTCCAGCTAACGCAATCTGCCCGGGGTTAAATTCACCGCCTGCTGCTGCTTGGCCAGTCTCAATACCTGTTTGAATTCCAGCAGCAGTTCCCACACGTGCTAATGCCCCGCCTACACGGCCCGTAGGGCTAAACATTGCAGCCACTAAACCGGCCTTAACTAAGTCTCTAGTATCAAGCCCAGGCTTATTAACTGCATATTCTTGACCATCGATTGCAGATTTAACAATTAAGTTGCCTTTTTCATCAGTCCTAGCTTCAACACCTGGGAAGTTAGCCTGGAGTGCTTTCACAGACTCTTCATCATCTCCAGTCATAGTAACTAATGCCGATTTAAGACCTGCCATGCTGATTTTATCAAGTTCAGGCATTCGGCCGACAGAAGGCAATGATTCCATTTCCGGAGTCATTCGACTTTCACCAGTAAACACATCTTTTATTTTAGCAAAACGCCCCATTTCTTCAGGTTGTTCAACTATGTCTTCAGTAACAGTAGTCTGATCTTGAATTTCCTGAACTGGGGAAGTCTGCATCATTTTATCAATTGCACGAGTAAGCACTCTAGCGGATGCTATATCACCCGCTTGATCTGCTTTAAGTAATGCTCGTTTAAGTTCGTCTAATCGTGCCAATTTAGTCCCTATACTTATTTAATACAGCGTTTATTTGCTCATCAGTAACTTCCAACTCTGCTCCTTGTACTGGTTGAGTGGTAGAAGGTTGAGACGGCTCAACACCTTCATTTTTAACATCTTCAACGATGTCTAAATCTAAAACGATGTTTTCAGGAGATAATCCGTACCGCTTAGATAACTTTTCATATTCTTTGGAAGTCTTTTTATACTGCATTTGACGCTTATCAAAAAGCTTATTAGCTCGTCCTACAAAGTCTTTCCTTTGAGTATCTGATAATCGCTTACCGCTTGCAATTCGATTATATTGAGCACGAATGATATCCGGTACACCGGCTGAATTTTGAGCATTAGCAAACTCACCCTCGCGAACTGTAGAACCTGGGTCAAGAATCTTCATATAATTGAAAATTAAAGCCAAATCACCGGCGGCTGACGGCTCTTCGGCTGAGGAACGGACCCGGGAGATAGAATCTCTAACAGACCGGAAATCTTTAGTTATCCCATTAAAATCTTTTCGAAGTTTATCTTCCTGGTCGAATTTCTTTTCAGGATTTGACGTTGGTAAACCTAAATCTTTAATCGATGTGACCAATTCCCCCGTAGTTGTATTAATCATTCCAACCTTATCATTAAACTTATAAGTGCCTATTTTCTCCCCTCGTGATCTTGTAAGAGTTTCAAAAGTGGATGCAAATTTATCAGGACCTAGCACTGTACTTAAAGCCATTCGAGACATTGTTTTTGCAGCTTCCGGCTTCATCTTAATCATTTCCTGCATCGTTTCAGCTTTTTTAGCTTCATCCATTAACCCGGAATTAGTCGCTGCTTGTTTTTGGTCTTCAAGAAGACTAATAGCTATTTCTGGGTTTTCTGTTTCTAGAGCAGAATATACTTGAGACAGTTGACCCAATCGTTGTTCTTTCTGTCCTTCATTTAATACGTCCCATGATTTTTTAAAATGATCCGATAATTCAGGATACTTCACCATCATTTTTGAAAAATCTTCAGAACTAGCATTAGGGTTGGACGATAATTCTGCTAAATCTTGTTGCATTTGTAAAGCTTGTTGTTGTTTAATTCTTTTGTCTTTAAATGCTGCGCCTACTTGATAACCTTTTAAAGCAGCAGTCATAGGGTCTTGTACATCTAATAAATAATTTATTGGTTGTGCCATTTCAAAACGCTCCTGCTATGGTGCTTAACCCCTGTAGTGTTTGGTTAGCTTGATTAACGCCAATTTGACCTTGTGCTAAATAATTGCCGGCTTGTGCTGCGCCTTGTTGTTGCAAAAGATTAGAAATACTATTAGCCGTATTTTGAGCTGCTGACGCTTGTCCTGTTGCTGACGCTTGTCCAATTTGAGTAAGACCCCCTAGCCGGTTATACTGCTGATCAATTAGCCCGCTCAATACTTGAGGTCTATATTGTGATAATGCTCTTTGCACATTCCCACCGCGTAATCCACCTGTTGCAGATGCGTTACTTAATATGGCGTCCTCCCCTTGCTTAGTTAATGCCTTAAATTGTGGGGATTCTTCTAATGACTTAATAGCTGCTTGTTGTGCGTCAGGTCCCCCTAAGCCCACCAATGCTTGTTGCTGTGTTAAAGAAGTTTCACCTGCTTGAACATAAGGGGATAGTAATTTTTGAATAGTGTCAAATTGCCTACGTTGTTCATCTATACTTCTGTCGCCGGATGCAATTTGAGCATCTGACGCTTTATCAGCAGCTTTTCTTTGTTGATCTGCTGAATAAGCACCAACAGCTACTGTTCCTACTCCTACGGCTACTGCAACCCAAGACATTCTTTTACCTCCGACACTAACATAGGTTCTTCTGGTTTAATAAACCTCTGTTCTAACTCGTCTAAATCTTTTTCATTATCTGGATTATGATGTACTGTTGTCCATACTGTATCTTCTAACATATACAAAGCTCTTTTTACACCAGGGGGGGAAATTAAAGTACAAGGCGCTTCTATAATTCTTCTTTCATGTTCTTCAGTAACTTCGACACATTTTCCTTTAGATATGATAGTCAAATTCTCAAAATTATGAGTTTTACTTATAACAATGCTTCCTTTAGGCATGAAAACCTCTCGGGAATACATACCATCTAAGAAGCGATGTACTGGTTCAATATTCAACTGAGGGAGTTTAGAAAGCTTGTCTTCAAACTTTTTAATAAGTTCTTTCGTCGGCTTAATTTCAATTTTGTTTTCCAATTCGTTCATTAAATAAAATCCTTTATCAATGAACCGCTGGAAAGTTCTTTTGTACTCAGCTTGATTTTAGTATAATTATTAATTTATCTCTCGTCCAGAGACCCTAAGACTCACTGAACTAGCTATACTAGCAGAAGCAGTTATAAAATCGCCAGTATTTAACGTTTGCCCCACCATTTCTGGGGTTAAATAAGTAACACCACTTGGTATAGTATGCTGCTTTATGACTGAATTAGAATCAGAAGCAGAACCACCTTCTCTTACTATATTAACATCTATTGTAACATTGGACGAACTAATATTATTCACAGTAAATTTATCAATCACCGTTTTAACAGCGTTTGCTGTATATTGAGTTGTTGTACTTGACTCAATATATTTACCAGGGACTAAGTTTAGAAATGTTATAGCCAATTTAGTTTTTCACCACTAACAAATTGTAATCTACTGTAACTTCAGCATTATTGTTAACTACAGATACAACACGGAACATAAAATCTGTTTTTTCAGGTATCGATATCCCACCATAGATATTTCTAACGGAATCCGTATCTGTTGACACACTCACTGGCCTAATAAGTCTCACTGCTCCGTTCAACTCTCTGTACCAAATAGCTACACTAGCATCATTAGAAGAGGTATCAAGACACGACACCACATAATCTTTTAAATATCCTGTGTAACCATTTGGAATAGTGTAATTTGATAATTCTGTTTGTCCCTTCCCAGCAACAACATATCCGAAAACATTAGCAGTCGTGGTTGTATGGTTTATTTGAATATTACCGACATTTGTTTCAGAACTTCCAGCAGTTAAGATGTAGGCGCGATAAACCCTTAAATACGTATTAGCAGTCGTAACATTAGAAGTACCATTCAATGTAATATCTTCCTGTTGCAAATCATAATTGGAATCTAACCCAAATATTCGCATAGTTCTTGCGCCTACACCGGCTGATGTGTCACTAGCAGAACTTGATGAAACATCTAATGTTTCCGCACTGCCTGTAGGGAAACCTGTATAAAGTCCCCCAAAAGCCCATACATCTTCTGGAACACTTCCTGTGTCAATATCAGGGTTTCTGCCAAACTTATTAACAATAAATCGTCCTGAATATTTACCTTCGGCAATCATAGACTCTTCTGTAATGGTTCTTGAAACAATTGCATCTGAATCTGATTGTAATGTTGAGTTTAAAGCAGAAGTTAGAAGTTCTTTTTGGCCTTTTAATGTTTGTAATCGTAAATATGTTTGCGCAGAAGTGCCATTTTCTACAACTACCCTCATATATCGGCGAACATTGGTTAATCTATGAAATTCCCCACTCCCTGACACAACGGTAAAAGGAACTGAAGAATCAATGTTTGTCCCATCCAATGAGAATTGTATTTTTAAAGTACAATCTGAATCACACAGTAAAGCTACAGTAGTAGAGTTATACCCTGCAACATCTTCCCATGTTCCAGTAAATGTGGCTGAGCTCCCTAAAGCTGCTGTTGAACTGTTAACTGTACTAGCAACGCTAGTAGCATCAATACCATCGGGTGTTTTTAAACTGTAATTTGAAATTGTCATGTGCAGCACCCTCCGCTTATGTTAATAGTTGTCCCTGTAGCTGACGCTACAGCTTGTATTGTATCTCCTTCGTTCAAAACCTGTGCCCCGCACCATTGAAAAAGAAAATTAGCAGCGATAACAATATTTGGAATAATTGTATTACCTGTTGCTGCACTTTGTCCACTTGGAACCAAATAAACTGTTACATTTAACGGACTGCCCCCAGTATTACAAATATCGATTGTTTTTACAATTACTCTTTCCAAACTACTAACTGTGTAAAATGTAGTTGTAGATGCTAAAACAGGACCTCTTCCTAAATTAGTCGGAGTAATTATATCGAAAGCCATAATAACACCCTCGCTGATTTTGAAATTGACAATGCTTGTAAAACTTCTCCGCTTAATTGATTAGACTTGGATGTACTATCTGCAACTTCCCCCGTAGTAACATCCAGTTGACTCGGTATAAGATCAAAAATAGATTCAAACGCTTTTATTGATCGCTGATCTGGTAGAAACGATGCTAACTCTTTTCTAGTTAGCGGTTTTGGGTCAGACATATAGCGCCTCAATTTCTGCTTCTAATCTTGCAAAAGACAAATGTGACTCGCTTGTTCCTCTGAATCGTTGTATTCTAAAGTTTCTCATCATTCCTTGAGGTCTCCACATTAATCGCTGACTTCTTTCCCCAGATTTCCCCGCACTGATTGATCGTTCTTGGCTCCATGACTCCCCATCTAGACTGTACTGTGTCCAAATAACTGGGTTTGCTGTAACTCCCACACGCCCTGTTAATGCTACAAGCTCTAGTGAGTTAAATATAGCCCCCTTACTTTGGTTATATACAATAGTTGTCCCAAAATCCCAACCAACAACGGAACCAAAATGAGAAGAAATAGTACTAACAATTTCCCCTATTTTAGGAGACGCTGTATCGCCCACAATCCATTTATTATAACACCACACATGGTTCTTAGCTCTGTATTTCTCTTTAACGATTACCCCACTGTTTAAAGTAAACCACACTGGCTGACCTACTACTTGAGAACCTGTCGCATCATAAACTAAAGTCTGATCAGGCAAATGAACCAATAAGTGATTATGATTGTCATTCACCTTTGTTTCAAGTAATACATTTTTTAATTGTTCTTCTGTATAAGTTTTCAGAATTTGGTCAATCTCACGAGTAGAAACTTTAACAGTTTGTCCGCTTATGCCTAAATAAATTGACCAGGCTTCGTTAAATCCCCCACCAAGGAACGCAATATTTTCCATAAACACACAACAACTGTGTGTACCTAAAGTCCCTTTTTCAATCTGAGCGCCCTCTATTCGACTAAAAGGAAAACCACTCCCCCCAACATTATCGAAAACCTCAATAGTATGTCGGTTAAGAGCGTAAACCTCATTTCGTATTTTTAAAAGAGCTTGTATTTTATCGGGATCAGCCTCAGAACTTCCATATTTCAAAGGGTCTACTGTAAATGGATCAGTAAGCTCTGTAACAATTAAATTAACGCCATCTGTAGTCATATAATAGCCGTCCACCCAAACTAAATCGACTACATTCCCTAAATCTGTATCAATCACTTGTTGAAGAACGGACCCATTGTAGAGATACATTTTATTGTCAGCAGCTATTGCTAAATAAGTAGGCCCATAATCCATAGTTACTTGGTCAGTTCCTGAAATTGTACCTATCTCAATATAAGTTCCATCTTCTGAAACTTGAATAAGTTTATCCCCTGTTACACGAAAACAAACATCATTCCAATTAATACCTCCGCGATCTATACCCGGTACATCATTCAAACCCAATTGAATAACACCATCCCCTGGTCTCAGGTATCCATTAGCTATCCCTGTTTTTTTAGGGACGGGAATTAAATTATTAGGATATGAGGTTCTAAAATCAGAAGACTCATTTGTGTATATTCCGTTTAAAATAGGGATTTGCATGCAAAACTAAACTCCGCCTTCACCTGGTTGAATATATAATGTAGTTGCCCCTGTAATTTGAAGAGCAGCCACAGTGTCTTCTCCATCAGATTTTCTAAAAATAACTTCACTTCCGGCTCTGACAAGAGTATCAACAGTAGTAGCTGTTTGAGCTCCAGTGCCAATTCTAACATGGCAATGATTAGCTCCTGTATTTACAAATCGAACAGACAAAGAGTGTTTATTAACTGTAACGGATTGGGAAGTACCGCTAGTGGTTATTAATTGAACTCCCCCTCTTACTCCATCAAATGGTACTGTTATCATTTTTATTTCTCCTTTTTATCCTACTCGGTACCATACATCACCGGTAGCGTCGTATTTTAATCTAAAAAAACCATTAGCGCTTAAAGAAGCAGGTTCTCCTGTTACTGCGCCCGCTCCATTACCATCTACAGTAAGGGTTGTGACTGCTTGAGTGCAGTTTACCAAAATATCTTGCTTATCTGCTATATTAGCAAGAGCTGGTAACTTAATCGTTAGGGTCGATAGGGTCCCAGCAGGTGTAAGAATGAGATGAGTATTCACACTGCTATCTGTAATACTAACTGTAGCCCCCGTAATTGGGCTTCCATATTGTGTAGCATATTCAGTAAAAGAAGTAGAGGCGCCGAAAACAAGATTGTTTTGCATATAAGATTGTAATTGTGCAACTGTTCCTTGCCTGTCTACACCGTTAGCCCCTGAATATTTAGGAATTTTATCTGAAGAACTCCATGCTTCATTTGTAAGTTGATTTATTGTTGACATTTTTATCTCCTATCCATTGAATTCTAACACACTATCTTGCCCCAGTGTTATATTATCAACTGGATTAGATATAAAAGGATCATTATTTAATTGCCATGGTTTATTCCCAGCGCCTGCTGGCATTGTACCAGGTAGTTGCATTTGCCCAGGTGAAGCCACTCTTGATAATAACAACTGATAAGAAGATTTAGCGGATTGTTTAGTATCAGAGGACGCTACTTTTCCATAACTAGGTGCTAATTTTAATGCTAAATTTGTATAAATAGCCTCAGTAGCCCAGTCTGGTACATTAGACTTGGAAGATAAAGAACTATCATCAGGACTTAATGACACAGGGTACCTAAGTCTAATCCCTCTTCCATCCCATTTAGAAAGCATTGCGTCCATCATTCGCAAAGCATCTTGGTACTGTTCAGCAGAAGCATCAAAAACATAAGGAGCTAGGCCTATTTCACTAAATGCTTGCTCAATTAATTGCTGCTTCGTCCAAGACATTTTTTATTCCCTATCTTTTTTTCTATTTCTTTTATTCTTTCTAATTACTACCACTGGTTCTTCTACCACTGGTTCTTCTACCACTGGTTCTTCTACCACTGGTTCTTCTACCACTGGTTCTTCTACCACTGGTTCTTCTACCACTGGTTCTTCTACCACTGGTTCTTCTACCAC